GAAGGTACGCAGACATAGACTGTTCGAGTCTAACCTGCAACTAATAGGTTCAGTATGTGACCACAAGAAGCAAGGGAAACCAGTAGGTATCTACGGATCTATGCGTGATGAAATTCCGGGGGGGGGGCATACCGCAAAGACTATAGAGCAGGCGCGAGAAGCAATGGGAATTGATTGGATGATCTGGGGAGAACTTGTAGAAGCTATCCCACCTGTGTATACTCGGACCATAGGTAAACAACTAATAGATGTGCTAGGTTCTTAACCCTTTCCTGGCAAAACAAAAACCCCATCGGCAGAACCGGTGGGGTTTTTGCTAGCACTCACCAGGCGGAATTGCCTGCCGAGAACTTAATCATAACACTATCCACCAGTAGAGTAAAATCCTTTACCCTTGAAAGTGATAGAGGGTGTGTCCCACTTACGCACCATAGGTATGTGGCAGTCAAAGCAGGTTGGCTCACGAGGTTCTTCGTGGATAGAACGTTCAATAGTTAATTCTGTGTTGCAATCAGGGCAACGATAGTCGTATTGCATTAGAGCTGCACCGCTTCCTCTATGGGTAGATAACCTACTAACTTGCTGACCTTGTTAGAACGTGAGAACTCTGTGGTTGCTGGCATCCAGTGATTCAGCCATTCAGGTTCTGGTACATCCATCAGGTCAAAAGAAAAGACACCTTGCGGTGTCGAGTTGATGTAGTAGGGGATAAGATCTCGCTCTGCTGCTTGCGTTATCAGCTTGCGATACTTCATCTCCTCTATCAGTAACGTGGGATAGTGGGTGTGACGACACTTCAACTCTATGTAGTGACCTGCTTGGATAGAGATGCAGTCGAAGGCATCATAGATACCTGGCGCTTTCTCTAAGTCAGGATAGAAACCTTCACGCAGGAAGGTAAACAATAACTCTTCGTTCATTGCCACGGCGATACACCACCTAGATTATCCTGCAACCTACGCAAAGCCTGAGAACATCTACGATCTGCGGTAGAGATAGCGCACTCTAGTACTTGTGCTATCTGTTGCAGGGTAAAGCTCTCGTGATGGCGCATACGCAAGAGGGCTTGGTCCTCTTGGTCTAACTTAAGAAAACCTTTCTTGATGTCAATGAGGTTAGCAAGTAGGTTGCCACCTTCTGCCGGAGATGATGAACCTTTAGGTTGCCCATCTCTAATCATCTCTTGTGCTTGCTCTAATACTGTGCCATCTATGACTGATGCAATAACAAAGGGAAGCAACTGACCAAGGGTAGCTGACTCGTAGTAGGCTTCATCATTAGTCTGGTAGCCAGACTTAGCTGCCTTCTCCTTGCGTGCATAGCGTTCTCCTGCACGCTTCATCTGCCAAGCAATGCGTTGCTCATTGTGCTTGCGTCGCTCTTCGTTAGGTTCCATTAGATCAATGATGTGATCTTCTACCCTAGTCATAGCCCACGCCATCAACTCTTGCTTGATGTCATCCTTCTCAACGTGCTTGTTATACCTACGATGGATGGTGCTAGCAACGCTAGGCACTAGGTCATAGATTACTGGGTGCAGTTCAGTCATTGTCCTGCACTTCAGGCCACTTGCCATCTAGTACCATCATTGCAATAGCTGAGTAGTTGAGTAAATCTACGAATGAATCACGCAATGACTCATTGCTTGGCTTAACACCAGAGTCAAGTAAGTTATTGATGCGTGCTATCTTGTCCCACATACGTACACGCAGACCATTAAGTGGTCCACCTGGTGAGTGAGCAATGTTCTTTGGGCCGTAGTCGTGATGCTTACGCACCAATAGATTGCCAGCTTGGTCCATAACACGCCAGACATCTGCAATGAAAGCCGCATCTACCTTGTCGGCATAGGCCGAAGGAGTATAGTCTCGGTTTCCATATTGATCTCTAGGATCTGGAAGCCCATATGCTGCAAAGTCTGTACCATCGTGTCCCACTCGCTTCTTATCATCGTCATACATCAGACTCCCCTATCAGTAGCTTTCTATTAACAAAATCTAATCCTGCATACTCACCGTACTCTTCTAAGGTACGCACTGTACCTAGAGCGTAAGGTCCTATTCTATTATTACCTAAGATGTCTACAATTTCAGCCTGAGAAATTGCCTCTAACCTAGTCCACTCTTCAGGAAAGTCCTTCCAGGTATGACGGCGCATACTCTTTTGGAACACTAAGTTATGTTCATAGTATAGATGATAGATGTAGTGTTTGTCTGGTATCAGCAGGTCATACCCGTGTGTAAATGCACGAGCAGCAGCAACAATCTCTTCACCCATAAACATAATCTTTTCATTCACACCCAGCTCTGCGTAGTCACCGGTGGTAAAGATAAACCCACCTGCGATAGCCTTCTGATAGATCCAGTTCTCAGGTGCAACTGCTTTTTGATTAGGTATCAGGTACTGCTCAAAGTACTCAGGCGAATCCTCAAACCTAGTAGATGAGATGTCCAGAGAGTAATCAATAACTTCTTTCAGGTTGTCGTTGTATCTCCACGTGCCAGGGTACATAGTAATCAGTGGCTTCTCAAAGCCAAGCTCTTTGTATTGTTCGATAAGTTTGACAAGACTCTCATCCCAGTTGTACTCAAAGCGGGTATGTGAATCTATCTGAAGGTAATAGTCCTGTCCATCATAGAGACTGTTGGCTATGCTACGTGAGATACCTACGCCTATGTTCTCAGGTGCCATAGATTCAACCAACCGAAGGTTAGGATACTGGGGTATGAAGATCTCTTTCTCTTTATAGTGACATTTGTGTACCCCAAAATGTATGTCGTGAAACTTGCTGCTCTTGTACAAGGCATCGTACATAGTCTTACCCAACTCAAAGTCGTGGTAAGAAGCAAGCTGAATAAAGATGGATGCCACTACTGACGACCTATCAGCAGTTCTCTTGTGGCTTCAATTCCATTAGCCAAGTAGTAATCATTGATGTCCATACCTGGTGGTAGTGTAACAATCTGTGAGTTCATTACCTCGTTCGCCACGCGCTTGGCAAACTCAGCTCCTGGGTTAGACCCATCCTCTTTGATGTCATTGTCACCAACAACATAGATAGTTTCGTACCCCGCAAATAGCTTTGGAAAGTGTGGCTTCCACGCTGCTACACCAGGCACACCCACTGCTGGGATACCAAGTTCACCGCTAGTAACGATGGCATCTAGTTCACCCTCGCACACAACGATGTGTGGTGAGTCAACAGTGATGTCACATACGTTATACAGGTGTGCCTTCTGCCCAGTAGGTGAACCATACTTAGGCTTGGCATCATCTAATCTTCTAAACTTAAAGCCAACACAACCACCGGAGGCTGTGATGTATGGGATGGATAGCCACCCTTCATACATCTCGTGACCATTGATTGGGTTGGTAATAGTCCCTAACTGAAACAGTCCTGCTGTCTCTTCAGAGATCCCACGTCCTTCGAGTACGGCTAGAGCCTCTGGACTTATTGCCTGTGCGTATTGTTGCGCCGCTTCCAGCAGCAATTTCGACTGCACGTTTGAGGCCATCGTTAAACTCCAAGTTCTCTAGTATGCACACTAAGTTAGCTGCGTTGCCACCCTTACCGCAGGTATGGCAGAAATATAAATTGTCATAAGTATTGATAACTGCTGAACGTCTACTGTCACTATGTAAACAGCAACGAACCGAAGCACTCTTGCCTTCACGTACTTCACCTCCGAAGTGCGAAACAATTGCTGCTATGGGGATTGAGTTTGCATCAACGGCACCTTTGTACCGGCTCGCTTTACGTACCCTGGACCAGTCTTGTGCTGGCATACACACCCCTTGTCATCACACTTATCGTGCCATTGAGATGAACGCTTATAGTGAGCAAGAGTGTTCTCTTCTCCTGCCTTATGACAGTTCTGGCAAATCATCTTCGTCTTCTTCTATAGTTGAAACTTCAACTACTTCTTCTGGTACAAGTATCTCTGTTGTTGTGATATCACCTTGTGGTACTGGCATTATTGTTTCTCCTTTAACCATTGAGTTAAGTCTTGGATTACCCAAGCCTGATCTATTGAAGCGTTGCGACGCTTAACTACCACATAAGACAGAGGGACTTCCCCGATACCTCGTGCCTTTGCATAGTTAAGCGCCTCAACTTGTGCTTCTCTCCAGAACTCAGGCAACGATAGGGTTGCCCTGTTCTTGAGTTCAAGGATATAGGTTTCTCCTGCGATAACAGTTACGATGTCGCCCTCATCCTTTGCCCCAGCTTTAGACAAACGCTCTGCAGTTACACCTTTACCGCGTAACCATTTCATTACATCTGTCTCGAACTGAGAACCTTTAGTCTTGTTGTATTGACTCATCTACCAGTACAACCTTGTTGATCTTATAGATGATGTTGCCTTCTTCATCCTTAACTAATTCAACAATACCAGATTGCAGTAAGGCACCAACGAAGTTGGTAAGGTCTACCTTGAGTGCGTTAACATCTTCACGCAGTGCATCAATCTTTAGATTGTCTCGGTATTTATTTGATAACTGTTCAGACATTATACCCTCCTTGGTATCCTGCAATCGTATCTTTCCTTAGCATCCAACCGAACTCATTTTGATCTGAGATCTGTACTGCTGCGTAGTTTACCAGTAGCTGTGCATATTTGCTGCCATCTGCAGTGTGTGCGCCAAAGCGGTTCTTCACCGGTGCTACCTTAAGGATGCCTTGCGTTGGGTCGTAGCCCAGTGTAAGTATCAGTGCAGGTAACTGACTGACCTTTCCGTGAATTGCTCTGCGATGAGGTGGGTTACTAGGTGACCCATACTCTGACTGTTCTGATACGTGGTGGAGCACCATCACACAGGCCTCAGTCTTGCGTGCCATATCGTGAAGCTCCATCATAATTGCTCTAAGTCCTGCCCATTCGTTGTCCGTCTCGGCGGTGATGTTCATTAAGTTATCAATGACTATCAACTCAGGTGGTTGTCCATAGAGTTCAACGTAGGCCCTGATCTCTAACTCCAAGTCATCAATGTTTGGAGATGAATCAAAGACCCACTTGATGTGTGAA